TAATAATTTTGGAAAAGGAAAAAATAAATAATATAGAAGATTTTAATCCTGTGGTTGAACATAAAATTATAAGAAATAAAGATTTTATCCGTGTGGGCTCTATGACAAGTACAAAAAAGGCCGCCAAATACAGAAAAACACAGGATTACCCATATAGTGATGACTTTATGGATATTAGTAATTTTAATTATTTAAGGCCTATTAGAAATACTTTTTCATTTTTTAATAAAAAAAGAGCATTTGTAGATGATTTTATTAAAGATTTAAAAGTTGTGTCTTCCCCATCATTTGGAATAGACACTAAAAGATTGGATATCACAAGCAAAGCTTCTACAGTAATTATAGTTATATCTGGCAACGATGAAGATGTGGCTTTATGGCATAAAAACGTAAATAAGCTGTATGAGTTTTATAAATCTCTATAGAGAGGATAATATATGCCTATTTCAATAGAGCAATACAAAAAACCAGAATTCTTTAAGCTACAGGATAGATATCCGATGAGTTATGATAAAGAAGATAGATTTAATGAAATCAATCCTCGTCATGACGCTAAAAGATATCCTGGAACAGAAGGAAGGGAAGGTGGTTGGAAACAGGCGGGATATAACCCTAATCACCAAAGCACCAGAGTGGAGCAAATTCGTGTAAGGTCTGATGATATTACTTTAAAGCCTTACTAAAGGATAGGAATTAATGACATTAACTATTGAGGAAAAGGTGGAGCGTTTTGCTCCAGAGCTTAGACTTATTTTTGATAAGAAAGTTCGAGAGTTTACAAGACTGTGTATAGGACAAGCTCCAGATTACTTTTTTATTGACTGTCCATCCAGTACTACTGGTAAGTTTCATCCCCTAGATGAGCTTACAGCCGATGGGGTTGTTATTCATACCAGAAAAGTTTTTACCATGGCGTATGAGATGGTTAAAGCTTTAGACTGCGAGCGTAGTAGGGACCTAGTGTGTGCTGCTGCTTTGATCCATGATCTAAGGAAGCAGGGTATAGTTTCTAAAGGCCATACCGACATGGCACATCACTGCGACTATGCAGCACAGCTTGTAACAGAAGTACAGGAAGCTACACAGCTGTTAGATACCAACCAGTATAATATTATCCGTAATTGTGTGGGTTACCACCTAGGACCATGGTCCAACGATCCTTGGAAAAAACCTATGTCTAATTACACTGCGGAAGAACTAACACTTTTTCTGTCAGATTTTACGGTATCAAAAAGATTTGTTAGTGTAGACTATAGGAGAGAGGAAAAATATCTATGAACTATGATAAACTACAACGCGATGTTTCAAAAGCTCTAGCCAAAGAGCCGTTGAAGCAAGTACTCCCTCCAGGAACTCCTAGACGTTGGGAACCGGAAGGTGGAGTACAGAGACACAACGAGCGTATACATAGGGAAAGTAAATACGCCGATACTCACAAGGATTTACCTTTTACTTTTAGAAAACCACCTAAAGCCAAGGGCCGTAATACATATGTACAATGTGACAACTGTGGCTACATCACTAGCGGCAGTACCGCCACTGTGGGAATGATCTGTCCAGAATGTAATAAATATTCTTCTGTTACTGAGGTAGTGGATGACAGGTAACGGTAGCGGTAAACGTGGCAGACCTTTAGGTTTTAGGTTAAGTGAAGAAAGTAAAAGAGCGATTAGTCAATCAAAACGTGGACAGCGTCATAAACCAGAGACAAAAGATAAAATATCAAGATCTCTGATAATGTACTTTAGGAGACAGAATCCATTGTCTGAAGAGATCATCAATAGGTATATAAGAGTAGATGACGACGAGCTATGTGATTGGATTTATGAGGTACAAGAAGAACTAGACGCATCTATGGAAATTTTAACAGAAAAAACTATGAGAAATAAAACTAAGATAGAAATTACCTGTGGGCATAATATTGAATTTTTTAGTCACTCTATGACACCAGAACTTATTTATTTAGTTAAAGAATACTGTGAACTAAATGGTTTAGATCCAGAGGAGTTTCTTAAAGAGGTATTATAATGGCAGGACCAGGAAGACCAAAAAATCCGCCGGCTCCCAAAAAGATGTTAAAAGAGGTATTACCGTTCGGCGATATTTTTGATGATGACGAACTCAAGATGTATCACGATTTAGTAGATGTCTATACAGCAGACTTTGATTTGGACGATCTGTCATCTAGTGATATGGATGATATAATGGACTTAGCTAAAAATCGTGTACTGGAATTCAGGTTATTAAAGGGAAGTAAATCTAATACTGATAGGCAGTTAGACATAGCTGCTGCAGTAGAAAAATTGTCTAAGAAAAATGAGAAGATAAAAGAGAGTTTGTCTTCTCGTCGTAAAGACAGAGTTAATCCTAACGAGTTTAAAGGATTTTCTATTGTGGATCTTGCATTTAATTTTACCCAAGAAAAGAAACGGGCTATGCAGGAAAAGATGACCAAGCTCCGCCAGGAACAAAAAGAAATGGAGGAGAAAAGAAGCGGTTATTTAGGCAATCGTTACGATGCTGATGTTAAAGACCGCAGAGAGGATGAATAATAGAAAAAACTTAAAACACTATGAGGAAGTCCTCGAACGAGGTACAGATTTAATTAAGTTCTATATGGACAATCCTTGTATAGCTGCTTACGACCTGCTGGGTGTGGACTTTGCTCCTATCCAGCGTTTGGTATTTGAGGATATGTGGTTTAAGAACTACGTCATTGTAGTAGCTGGTCGTGGTTTTGGTAAAACATTTACTCTAGGTGTATTGACAGCTTTAAGCTGTCTACTTAGACCTGGTTATCGTGTTGGTCTAATAGCCCCAGTTTTTCGTCAGTCCAAAATGATATTTTCTGAAGTTGAAAAGTTGTACGCACAATCTTCCATCCTTCGAGAGGCCGTAGAGAAAAAACCTACCCGCGGCTCAGACACATGTTATTTAAAATTTAAATCTATGGGCGGTATGACACCATCGTATATCGAAGCTCTACCTTTGGGTGATGGTAATAAGATTCGTGGTTCTCGTTTCTATTTAATCGTAGTTGACGAGTTAGCCCAAGTACCAGACCAGACCCTGGACATGGTAGTTCGTCCTATGGGTGCTACATCTTTGGCTCCTATGGAAAGAGTGCGTCGTATAGAACAACAACGCAGGTTGATAGAATTAGGACTTGCTACTGAAGAGGATTTTGAGGAAGAGACGGTTAACAAGATGGTAATGACCTCATCTGGTTATTATAAATTTAACCATATGTGGCGTCGCATGAGAGACCATTGGGCCCAGATGGAACGTGCGGAGGCCAATGGTGAGTGGTGTCCTTATTCCGTATGGCAGGTCCCTCACTGGGATTTACCAGAAGGCTTTTTGGATAAAAACAACATTGCAGAAGCCCGTCGCGTAATGTCCAATTCTGAATTCAGAATGGAATACGAAGCGGCCATGATATCTGATTCAGAAGGATTTTTTAAAGCCTCATTGTTGGACGCCTGTACTCATGGTAGTGGTGCTAGTATGGAGTTGAGGGGAGATTCTACTGGTCAGTATATTTTAGGAGTTGACCCTAACCAAGGTGGTAAAGCAAGCTGCGGTGTTATTATAATTAGAATGTCTCCCGCGGGCCACAAAATTGTAAACGTTTTAGAATTAAAGGTTAAAACAACACAGGAACTGACCATGGCGATTCAGGATATCTGTGACAAGTATAACATAGTTAGAATCTTTATGGATAAGGGTGGTGGTGGTAAAGCTATCTGTGACTTATTAGAAGAAGGATATGACGATAGAACCCCTATTATCGACCGTACTAATGAAGACCATAGACATTTAGAGGGGCGTCATATATTAGAAATGGTGACGTTTAATCCAGCATGGATATCGGATGCCAACTTCACCACTAAAGCTATGTTTGAAGATAGAAAGTTGTTATTTCCAGAAACACCTATAGGATCTACGTTAGATCTTGAAGGCAAAGCTTATGAAAATGTAAACACATTGAAATCACAGCTTCTTAATATAATAGTAACACAAACCGCTACAGGTATTCTTCATTTTGACACGCCTGTAAAAGGACAAAATAAGGACTTGTATTCTGCACTTATATTAGCAGCCCATGGTACTAGAATGGTTGAGAAAGAGCTTGAAGAAGATCACGAGCCGGTACTGTTTAACGCTGGTGGTATGATTAGAATGCGACGTCCTGGTGCTACATTTGACCCACTTACTGCTATGGGTCCTAGTGTAGGAAAACCGCCTATACACTCAGCTGTATTAAAAAAGAAAGTAAAGTAATAAACTAACCTTATTTTTTGTAGGGAGTGTCTCATGTCTTGTGGTCACTGTAATTATGAAAAAATTTCGATATTTGACCGTTCTTTCTGGGACCTTTGGACCCAGAAAATGTTACGTAATGTAGCGTCTGTTAAGTATCAACTACTGATACTGTATTCTACTATAATTACATACGGTATGTTTTTTAAGATGGACAGTGCTGGTGAACCATATATAGGAGCCACAGAAGGGCTGGCTTTTATGGGTGGTGGTTTTATATCTTTAATTACAGCAAGACTGGCAGCTCGCACATCTTTGTTTGAACCAAGTGATGCTGATGACAGTAAGCATTTGGATACGGATAAGTAAGGAGGAATAAGTTATGCCTTGGGATATTATCTTAGGTGGTGTTACAGGATTGATTGGTAATATTATTACCGCTTGGTCTAATTTTAAAACTCAGAAACTTAAGAACGAACATGACGAAGCTATGTACAGTTTTAAGATTCAAGAGCTTGGAGCTAAAACTGACGCCGCTATTAAAATTACAGAAGCTAAGATCAGTGGTGCTGTCGAGTTAGCTGATTCAGAGGCTTACAAAGCATCGCAAACAGAAGGCAATAAACAATCTTTTTCAGATTCCTGGATAGACAAATTATTTTCAGTAGAGGGTTGGTTAAGCTATATAGCTACACCAGTTGCTGTACTATTGGCCATGTTGTTGGGTAGCGTGGACGTTCTTAAAGGCATCATGCGTCCTGGACTTACTCTTTATCTAACAGCTGTCACTACTTGGTTAACCTGGACTGCTTATGGTATTTTACAGCAAGTCGGTGCCAATATGACCTCTCAACAAGCTTTGGACATTTATAATCAAGTAACTTCTATAGTTATTTATTTAACCGTTTCATGTGTAACATGGTGGTTCGGTGACCGCCGTATTGCTAAGTTCCTTATGCGATTAGACGACGGTAATATCAAAGGTAAACAAGTTGTAAATAAACCTAAAGGTCAATTACCGAAATAGGAGATTAAACTATGCCTGGATTTGATAACAATAATACTCCTGACCATATTGGCGAAAATTGGTGGGCTACGGTCTCCGGTGTTGACAGCTGGCAGGACGACTACACAAGATCACGCTTTGGGCGTGAGGCAACTTATAGTGGAGTGGACTCCATTATTGGAAGAAAGGACAGTATTAAAGACGTAAACCCATAGGAGTTTTAACTCATGAAAAAAGATACACTTAATAAAATTACTGCGACCCTACAGGAAAAATATCCTGACGTGGGCATCAGATCTATCGAAGTTGATGATAAGTCTGGAAGTTCTACTTTTTACTTAGAGCCCACGAAGAAAAGTTTGGCTTTTCTTGAAGAGGGTGGAGTAACCCCACGTGTCTTTCGAGGAAGGGAACGAGCCGCTACCATTACACGCGACTATGTACAAAGAACAAATTTAGATTTAATTAAAGCCGATCCGTATGAAGAAGAACCTATTACTTCGTATGAGCGGGCTATAAAATATTATAACGTACAACCCTTGGTAGGCACTGCTACAAACCTTCTTGCTAATTTAGCAGCTAAAGGGTTCGAGAATGATATTGATGATGAGCAAATCAAACTTTGGTATGACACATGGGTATTTGATACGAGATTTGAAGAACTACTTGAATGGATATATTTGGATTTCTTTAAGGTAGGTACTGTACATACATACAAGGTTCTTGCTAAATATGAGCCACGTGTGTCGTATCTTTCACCTATTCCTGGACAGAAAACATCTACTAAAAAGGCGTCAGGTAAAGAAACCGCGGCCGCCAAAAAGATTTGGTCTAAAGGGCACTTACCTGTAGCTTATACGGTACTTAATCCTACCTTGGTTACTATCGAAGGTAACCTTCTATTCAATAATGTTTCTACTAAAATTACACTACCAACAGAACTAAGTGATTTATTAAAGAAAGAAGGCTCTAAATTAACAGAGCAAGAAAAAGAACTTATTAAATCATTACCCTCAGATCTCAAAGCAGCCGCCGAAAAAGGTGGTGAATATCAATTAGACGAACGTCTAGTTGGGCATGTTAATTACAAAAAGATGCCTTATGAACGTTATGCTCGTCCCAGAACTTTAAAGATTTTTGATACAATAGAATACAAGAATTCTTTAAAACAAGCAGATTTAAGTACACTAGATGGTATCACAAATTATATATTGAAGATCACTATTGGTAATGATGAATATCCTGTTACAGGCCAGGCAGAGCTGGAGGCTGTGGCACAGTTATTCAATACACCTAGTAAATCTTTTGATGTAGTATGGAACCACACACTAGATGTACAGAAAATAGTTTCTCCTGAAATTGATAAAATTTTGGGACAAGCTAAATATGATCAGGTAAACGATGACCTCACTACAGGTTTAGCTATCTCCAGAGCACTGATTGATGGCGGAGGAGATTTAAACTCTGCGGAAGTTGATCTACTTATTAAAGGATTAACTGAAGAAATCAACTATGCTCGTAGAGAAGTAACTCGATGGATTTATCGGGAGTACCAACAAATAGCAGAAGCTATGGGGTTCGAGCGTTTTCCAAAAGTAAGATGGGATGATGGTATACTATTAGACACCATCCTTTACATGAATACTCTAGCACAGTTGGTTGACAGACGTATGCTGAGTTATAGAACATCTTTAGAGGCTTTAGGTTTCGATTATCCAAACGAGCTGCGTAACATGACAGAGGAAATGCCACTTGTGGAAGATGGTACGTTTGGTATACTGGGATCGCCCTGGCAGCAAGCCAAGGCGGCAGGACAAACCGGTCCAGTTCCTTCAGGCACACCTTCCTCCGGTCCGCCCAAGGGCACGCAGAAAAAGACGGATACTAAAACCAAGACTAAACCCAAAAAATCAGATACGTCTCCAAACCAACAGAAAAAAAATCAACAAGTAAAACAAGCGGCGTCCTTTGAATTAGAAGACGTGCAATTCATGACAGCCACAGCATATGTCAGTTTATTAGACGGGGCCCGTTCAGTTTTATCCGACGAAGACTACATTAGTTTTTTAGAAGAAACTTATAAAATACGAAATGGAGGAGCATAATGGCGAAATTAGCTAATTTAGATCACAAGGGCGGCTATACCTTACCAGTCGTTCTTTTAAAAGATAACTTAGTTATTAATAGGG